ACCGTTTCCTCCCCGGTGTATCCGTCCCACCAGACCCCGGTAGGACAGTTAGATAATCGATAGGCGTCGGGGTATTGTGAGTTGGCAAAATGACTCTTACCGATGTTCGTGGATCCCCACAGAACAAGTACTTCCGGTACGGCATTGCGACGGGGGGCTTTGAGCATCTTGTAGAAAGAGACGGACTTGTGGTACCGACACATTTGAGGGAAATACCTATCCCACAACTCAAGATCTCGTACGCCGTTGTCAACGGCTTCTTTGACTGCTTGCAAATCTGTACGGCACCCCGCACCTTTAGGTTCATCCCCGTATTCCCAAGGACCCTCTTCTCGGGTATCGTCCTTCGTACAATACGCCTTCGCTTGCTCATGGGAACCCTTTCGGATTTCCCAATGAGCAGTGGAATCAAGACGCTTGAGTGCGGACATTCGCATAGCTTTGCCACACACAAGATATCCTTGTAAATGGGGTGTCCCGTTCTCGCCCCGTTCGCGTTGCCAAACGCAATACACAACGCCGCTGGCCCGCCACAACTGTGGCACTGTATCGGCTTCAGGGTTATTGAGTGTGAACACCCAAGCACGGGAGGGCTTACTTCTTGAAGAAGAGACATCGCCAGACGATTCCATTAAAGTGGTAAGGCTGTTAAAACCAAACAAAAACAAACAACTGCACTTTAAATACAAAATTTATCCTGGCAGTGCCAGGCCAGGCCAGGGCTGTCCTGGCAATTTCCTATTCGGGGCAGCAATAAATTCCCGCCCCGGGCTTTAAAACCATTTAAAGCATCTAAGATAAATTTTATTCTTTACACGTGTAACGAGGTTGTTTGTAACGAGGTGTGCTGGTAATACTGACAGCACACCTCTTATTACCGACCCTCCCCCCGGCGTGCCGCCAGTGTAAAGGTTAGCATCGTTTGTTTTTGTTACTAAAGAGCATTTTAGACCAACATTACAGTTAATTTTTTTCGGAAGTGTTATCAGGTTAGGCGAATAAATTAATTTCAGCGTCGGGCCTGAAGGCCCTCCACTCGTTCCGGCGCCACCCCCTAAAGGGGGCCCCGGCTGCCTGCCGCGGGCCGACTTAGCTAGCAGCATGAGAGAACAGTTTTTTCACTACACCCTCTCAAAACTGAAAAAAGGGGCCATACTTGGAAAGGGGGCTTCCAAGAGGGGCTAATAAAGTTATTATTTTAAATAATAGGGGGGTGATCTTTGAGTGTAAAAGATTGGCCCCTGATTTTCTTAATTTAAATAATCGGGGGGTAATTATGTCCCATATTTTCTTAATCCCGATTAGGTAATGGTTACCTAAATTAGTAAAGTTCAGTAGACCTGGTAATGCCTGGTACTTCAAAAAAATAATATATAAGAAAGTAAACACGCCATTTGGCGGTTAATATTTACTTCGTACAGGCAGACATAATGGTGAACGCTATAGCTCCCGTATCTATCATCGATCTCACGGTTGAAGACCCATCTTCGCAAGAGGCTGAACAGCCACAAGCTACAATGGAACTCCCAGCGGCAACAACGCCTCCAGCATCGCCACCGCCTCTTAGACGGACTCGCAGGCTTCGCCCTAGGCCACAAACTGACAGAACGGAGCGCATCAGAAGACGGCTGTTCACTGAAGACATGGAATTACACTTGTCAGACTTGGCTGCGCGTTTAGACAACATTCATCATCTATCGACAAGAATGCGAGATTTAGAAGCTCAAGTGTATACCATGGTTCGGGCCGCTGGAAGGGTTGTAGAAGAAATCTATAGTATCGAAGAGTATGACTCTGACGATAATTAATTGTAAAATGTAGTTTATTTACATAAATATTGAAACAACCCTTATTACTAAATTTAGTAATTTATTATTCGCAGTTAGGGTAGCGTAAAAAGTACCCCGCCCACGCACCGCCCACGAAAAAAATTAAGTCCCTCAATCAATATCAGAAAAGGTTACCCGACTTCTAAAACGAACTTGGGGATTTCCACTAGTAGCGGTTGTGCCAAACCCATACTGGGGCGTATTGCAGATTACCAAAGCCCAAATAGCATTAGTAGCAATATTGCTACACGTAGCCTGAGTACCGCTGTATACCGTATCGATATCCAAACGGGTATAAAACTCAAACTGTTCCACAAAATTCTCAAGTTTACTACTACCAGTATCAAAGGGACCGGAAGGCTTCGCCAAGTACATTTGATCACGCAGAATTTTGAATCTTTGACGGTTAGCAACATTGGTGAACGCTAACGGTTCAATGGAAGAAGACGGATTCTGGGTAGGGACAGTATTGGGTCCATTACTGGTCCCTGTTTGGTAATCATAATACGAGGCATTCAAAACATCATAAACGTGTAAACTAGTATCGGGAATAGCTCCGTTTGCCTGGGAATCAACGACAATAATGACACGAAATTCAATCGGAGTTGTAATGTTGGAATTGTAAGGAATCCAACAAACAGCCTTACACCACAGCGTATGAATCCTGACTTTGTTCTCCGCACGCGATACTCCACCCGTTCCGGTTTGAATCGCATTTAAAATAATCCAATCGTAAGGCTTCGAATGCTGCAAATCTTTAGTAGCACCAACATCCCAAACATTGTGAAGCGCATCCTTCGGAAGCTTCACAAATGCGGGATGAACATACTTCGCAACTTTCTTCTTATTCTTTGGAGCAGCTTTCTTCTTCTTTGTGGTGACAACTGTGGTACTTGTAGACATTGTGCCCTCCGTTGCAACTCTTTTTGAACCAGGATAATCGGAGGAATAATCACGGGACCTCTTAGGCATTGAAATCACAAAACTAACAAAATAAAAGATAGCAACGAAATAACTGAATCTTTATACTAATATTTATTGGCGGGAAATTAATCGTATTCAGTTACTTCCATGGTGGACTGAAACATACAGATCGCCACCGCATTGGCGCCATTTGAAACAAATGTGTCTGCAGCAGGTATGTCCCCTGATGTAAAATCAGTGTAACTAAATGTACCTTCTGGCGGCGGGAGCACTTGGGCAAATGCAGTTACATACATCTGCCCAGTGGCCCATTCGATCGGTGCTTTGTGATATGGATTAACAACGGTAGCTCGCGTACCGCTCATAACTTCATCCAAATCAATCGTGAACCTATCAAAGGCATACTCGGCAACACTAGGCGAAATAATCTGCGTTCGGTCATACAAAATTCTTTTGGGTTTCACATTATAAATTATGTTCGAGGTGCTAAAGTCGTCCCAAGGAACGTCAATAGCTTCACTTATAGTGCCGAACAAGCCGTTGGTCTGTTCATATTCAACACCAAGAACATCACCAACCTGTTCTATCTCCCGACAGATTCCAATGATTGGGGGTCGGGATTTGGGTCGAGGATCGTAGGAACACACCACTCTGACAGCAAGGGGAGAAGAGCTCGAAAAACGCGGGCTAATACAATAACCAACGTTCCAACGGCCAATATGAATATTAGGGTATCCTCTAATAGTATTGATACCAGGAGGGGGATCTCCGGGGTGATTGAGATATTGTGCATTGATCGTGTACCACGGATCAAAAGATGCAGAACAAAGAAATGGGTTCTGACCCCCCTCACTGTACACAGTACCTGTGTCGTCAAAATCCTGTTCAGGATTTTCAGTCAAACAATATTTGCCGGAAGTTATAGTAACTTTATTAACTCTAGGCATTCTCGGTTGGATGGTAGGTACAAGCCCTAGAAACATTACTTTTATATTCGCTCAGAATGGCGGGAACTTCCTTATCCTCGACAACCCACTCGGCCCCAATACTGTCACGCGTCATGATCCGCGTTAGTCGTCGGTGAAGGGTTGCATAAAGCATGTGAGGTCCTGCGTAATTATACCAGGCACTGGGGTGGGCGTTCGAAGTGAATATAAATCGAGTGGCCAACAGTCGGTGCTTTCCTCCCCGGAAAGAAACGGAATAATCATATCGGTCGAGGATGTTAAGCAATTCATTCCATCTAATCCATCCATAAAATTCATCGACGATGACCGTTTCCTCCCCGGTGTATCCGTCCCACCAGACCCCGGTAGGACAGTTAGATAATCGATAGGCGTCGGGGTATTGTGAGTTGGCAAAATGACTCTTACCGATGTTCGTGGATCCCCACA